TTAATACCAAACGAGATGCCATTTGCAGGATCTCTGAAATAGGTTGAGTCATCTAACAGAATAGGTCTGTTACCTACAAAGTTACCTGTAGGCCCTAATGTTCTGCTAATTAAACCTGGTTGCCAAGAAAACACTTGGTCTTGCGTAGAAAACACCGCTAGACGCTCAGTTGACCAAGAGTCAAGCATTTGGTTTAAAGCAAGTAAAGCATCTTCGGAAGTAGACGCTGCGGGTGTTTCACCTTCGGCAAGCATACCGATTAAGCGTAACGCACCATTAATTTGATCGTTAACGGTATAAGTTGCCATAGCTCACCTTTTATTCGATAGTTTTACGACGTCTTTTTACATCCAATGTATTAACTGGAGCCGCAATCACTTCTTCTAATGGCGTATCGTCATTATAACGTACCCAGCCATTTCTTTCATCAAATTCTGCTTCAGCATCCATCGTAGCAACTTTAGTGCCGTGATCAGGATGTTTTAAATAAATTATTGGCATATTTTTCTCAATAAGATAGGGGGCGAACCCCCTATTTTTAAGCGCTGTGAATAATAGCAAAGTTAATAATAACTGCTTCTAACAATGCTCCAGCAGTCATGTTACGTAAAGTAATTACTGCTGAACCTGCGGCCATACTAGATATGTATGTTGTATAAGCTGCTGCAGTTGCACCACCAGAAATACAAACAACAATAACGTCTTTAGCGCTAAGTAAGCTATTAGTTAACGTAAAAGATACTGCGGTATTACCTGCTAATGATGCGGCGTTCATTGTAATACGACCAGCGGACTTGTTTAAAGTCACACCAGTTGTTTTATCGGTTAACTGTGTTACTGCACCTTGAGCAGCAAGTGCGTAACCAAGTTCCTCTGAACAATACACAGTTGTACCTACGATAGGGCTAGGTGTTGTTGCGCCGATTGGCGAATTATCAATTGTAGCTCCTGATAGCTCAGGATCTGAATAGGCTACGCCTACTGGTTTGGTATTTGGCATAATTTTTCCTTTGAAAATCCCCACCGAAGTGGGGAATTAATATTAACCAGCGATGCGATAGAAAACATAAGTTGCATCAGCGGTTCTACGAACGCGCCATGTGCAAGCTGTGTTTGCTGAAACTGCTGCAACACCAACTAATGAACAACCTGTATTAGCTGTTACTGTAGCGGCGTTTGTACCACCGATGTTGATAATGTTGAAATCAAAAGAACTGTTTACTTTCATGTTACCAAAAGCAGCATCTAAATCAGCACCAGTAGGTACTGTCAAAGCTAATGCTGCGCCGTTGTAAGTAATAAGCCCGTTTGCTAATTCATCAGCAGTTAAAGTCGCTGCGCCTGTCTTAGCTATAGGAGCTGCTTGAGTTCCCATAACGATTTCGTTTAAGTTACCATCACCAACTTGATAACCATTTGCTCCATTTGGAAGTGCCATAATAAATTTCCTTAAAAAAGTTTAAAAAGCCCCCGCTTGCGCGGGAGCAATTAGATTTAACCAAACATCCGTACTGCCATTTGTGGACGAATTGTGCTAAAGCCATACAGAACGTCAATACGGCAAGGTAAACGGTCATTGTTGATGTCGTACTGACGTACAACACGTAATGAAATACCGTTGTGAACTTGACGTGAAGCCATGTCAACACCTTGTGGTAACAACAAGTCAGCAGTTGCAAAAGTGATTGCATCTTTGTGGTAGATCAAGTTTTGAGCGTATTGGCTATTTGCAGAACCTAGCATAGTTACAACAGCACTAGCAGCAGGGAACGAATCTACAGTTGCTAATGCGTTAGCAGGTGTGTAAATAGGAGGGCTGATAGCTAAAGTTGCAGTTGAAGAACCAGTTACTGCAGCAGTTACAACAAACTGTTGCAAGCTACCTGTAGACTCACGTGTTTGTGGGTTTACAGAGTATACGCCAGCAATAGTAAACACATCACCAACAGCCCAAGTTTTGCTTGAACCAGTAAAGCTGATAGGCAATGTAGCTTGACCTTGAGTAGTAACGGCAGAAGTAACAGTAATTGCAGTTCCCCAATCACCAGTTGTATGTTGCTTGATAGACTGGCTCATGTTAATTTCTTCGTAACCTAATACGCCTGTACCCATCATACCGTTCTTAAACTGCTTGCTGACTGTATCTGTAGGGTTAAATAAACCTTTCATACCTTCAACTAAACCAGCGTTTGCTGCTGGGTTAACAGTTGCGTAACGTGGAGTCATAACAGCAGCAGCTTCGTTTAGTTTCTGTTGAGCTTGCAACAAGACTAAAGAAGTAGCAGGAGTAGTACCAGGAGTACCAACAGATTGATAAATAGACTTGTAGGAGTTAGCTACGTCAGCATCAATAGAAGATGCTAATTGGCTAATACGTGGCTTTAATACACGTTCTGCAAAGTCATCTAACTGCATTGTTAATTCAGCAGAAGTGAAGTTAACACCGATGTGCTTTTGACTAGCAACAGTCAAAGTTGTGAACTGTTCGTTGTCGTCTTGAACTTGCAAGGCGGCACCGTCAGTTACCAAAGCACGGTCTGGTAAACGAATACGGAGTGTTGAACCAATTTTGGCACCTTCAACGGCGAAAGAATCGTCGTATTGGCGGTTTACGTTGCGTGTGAGTACAAGGTTGTTCTCGAGGATTTCGAGTGCTTTTCTTGTAATCATATCAATCGTTAAGATCGAATTTGACATTTTTAATTCCTTTTAAAAAATAGTTAGCGGTTTCTCAATGCCTCTAGCTTCTTGATCTGTCGGGTTCGTTCAGCTTCGATCCACTCTGACGTACTCATGTTCTTAATTGAACGTGGGTCAGTTGTATCGTACGCTGGCGCGCTAGAACTTCTAGCGGTGACAGGTGCAATCGGCGCAGGGGCGCTTGAAGTCTTTTTTACAGGAGGGTTGTCGCTTAATTTAGCTTCAATCTTCCCTATTTCTTTGGCTTGCATGAAAGGCGATAAGCGAGAGATACGTTCAGCTTCTTTTGGATTAGACCCTAGGTAATAAGCCATGTCGGGGCCGACATCCGAAGATTGAATCGTTTGAGCCATCACGTCAGTAATTGGTAGCTTGGGGTTGTATGCGACTTGTTCAAAATCATCATACTTATTCCGCGCTTCTTCTTCTCTGTCGTGGTAAGACTCTAAAAGCTCAGATTGCGCTTTAGCTTGTTCACGTCTAGCAACCAGTTCTTCTGCCTTACGTTCTGCTAATACTTCAGCATATTCTTCGGGCGAGTTAAACGCATCGACTGACGGGATTTCTGCTGGAATCGCACGCTTGGCTTGCATTTCTGCTTGCTTGGCGGTCTGTTCTCTTTCCCACTTACGTTGTTCTCTTGCAAGTCGTTTACCAATCGCTGCATCTAATTCTTCTTGTGTAAAGGTCTTAGTTGCTTCAACGGGCTTTTCTTCCAGCGTTACTACTTCAAGTTCAGGGGCTGCTGTTGCTTCCTGTTCTGGCGCGGCATTGTTGTCCGCTAGGACTACTTCTATTTCTTCTGACATCTATGACTCCTAAGAATCCCTAGCTAACGGCTAGTGCGTTTACGGTAATTCTATACTAAAAATAATGAATATGCTACACCTTGATAATGAAATTTATTCCTAAGTAAGGTGGTAAAAAATCTGTTCCTGAACCTGTACCAGCCGTTGTGCCTGAACCAGACGTAGTAACACTAAATCCGTGGGTGTGACCTGAATCTGTAATACCTGTAGTATTTGAATTTGTTGCTAATAATCTATTATATGCAATGCCTGTACCTGCAACTAATTGCCCAGCACCGCTGTCATTTAAAACTCCACTATGGGCGTGTCCAGGATCTGAAATAGTTGCGTTGCCTGTATTAGTTGTGCCTGATCCTGTAGATGAAACGCTAAAAGTATGTGTATGACTTGGCAAGTTGTTTGTCGTAATTGTTGTAGAACCACCTGTTGCACCAACAACTACGGCATCTGCACCGTACGGAAATTTATTCTTAAAGTTAGGCAAGTTAAAAGTTGTAGAGCCATCACCAGCACCGAAAGCCGTTCCTAGCAATGAAAATAGCGTTGCGTACGTGACGCGTGATACGGCTGCACCGTCGCACAACTTCCAATCTGAAGGAATGGTGTTTGACGGCCACATAATCAAACTGCCTGTTGGCACAAGGAATGTACCCAAGCCTAAATTAATCTTAGCGCCATTAGCCGTTGTTGCGCCTGTACCACCGTTAGCAATACTGACAGGCAAAGAGGCAATTGGGAATAAGTTGTCAAATGAACCAATGCTTACGTTAGTAGCTGTTTTAAGCACAAACTTATAACTTGTACCTTCAGGAATCCAAATCTCATTGATACGACCTGCTGAGTCTAATACGATTGGGTTAGGGTGAGCAACCAAGCCTGAACTTGATGTGTAGGTGACTAAAGGCGTTGTACCACCTGCTGCGTAAGTAAAGATTAAACCACCCGCTAAAGGTACACCGCTGTCATTAAAAAATTGCGTTCCTGATCCAGCAAGCGATGATAAGTTTACAGTTGGCATATTATTGTCCTTTTTTATTTAATCAAACGCAGGCATTAAAGGTAAAATTGGATTTATAATTTTTCCATTTTCATATCTTGCGCCAATTACGCCGCTCGGCGCATAAACACAAATAAATGTGTTATCCATTCCTGGTGGTACGCCTAGTTCTATTTTTTCATATTCAATAACATTAATTACCAAATTACTTTGCGTATCTACTATGCAATGTCTATACAGTTCCATAGTTTTTCCTTAAAAATAAGCTGTAATTATAATTACGCCAGAACCACCAGCGCCGCCAGCAAATCCGCTAGTTCCAGCGGCTCCACCAGCACCACCAGCGCCGACTGCATAAGAATAAGTTGCAGAAGGGCTTGTAATTATCATTTTTACGTAACCGCCAGCGCCGCCGCCTGGGCCAGAAAAAGTTTGAACAGCGCCACATGAAGCGCCACCACCACCTGCGCCAGTATTTGAAATTGCGTTGCCGCCGTTTCCAGGAGAAGAACCCCCAGCGCCTGATCCACTTCCACCAAAAACCGTATTACCGCCAGCACCTCCAGTTGGATAAGTTCCCACAACGCCAGTAGTTACGCCGCCCGTACCGTATCCACCAATTAAAGCTAACCCTGTTCCACCTGAAATTGTTCCAACTCCACCAGCGCCACCTAAAGAATTATTAACAACGCCGCCGATACCGCCTGTACAATTTGAAGATCCTAACGATGTTGTTCCACCAGTTCCACCAGTTCCAGCGCTTGAACTTGAACCACTACCACCGCCGCCGCCGCCAACCATAACAATATCAAGCCATTTGCAATTTGCTGGAGTTGTGTAAGTCCCCGAACCAGTTGTATAAACAATAATTTGTGGAGTTGCAATGTTAGTTGCAATATTTACTGATCCACTTCCGTTGGTAATATTAACCCCATAACCAGAAGATAATGTAGCCGCAGTATAATTTGTGCCATTGCCAATAGGTATTTGACCGTTAGTTGGCGTTGTTGTAATGCCTGTACCGCCGTTTGCTACAGGTAAAGCTGTGCCTGAATATGATATAGCTAAAGTACCGCTAGATGTAATTGGACTACCTGCAATACTTAAAAATGAAGGTACACTTGCTGCAACGGAAGTAACTGTCCCTCCACTAGCAATAGTTGCCCAAGAAGTATTAGTTCCGTTAGTTGTAAGATATTTACCTGAATTGCTTGTCTGACTTGGCACTAATGCGTTAAATGCGGCATTAGCCGTTGTTTGACCTGTACCACCGCTAGCAATGCCTATAGCGTTCGTTACGCTAAGTGTATTAGTTGTTAAAGTTACACCATCAAAAAGTAAATTAAGACTATCTTGTAATACGCCTGAAGCGCCTGCGTAAGTTACACGACCATTTGTTAAAGCTGAATTGGTAACGCCACTTGCAGTTATTGCGCGGCCTAAAGTTAAATCAGCAACAGAAACTTTACGCGTTACTCCGCTTTGTACAATAGGTAATACTTCCGTACCTGCTAAAGGTGTGGCTGCTACAGGTAAAGCGGATATTTTTATATTTGCCATTGTCTAGTCCAATATACCTTTGTTAAACGCTAAGTGAGCTAACCTTATCTTGAAACGCTTTAACACGTGCATCAAAGTCTGCTTGATCAACTGCTAATCTAGTTTGAGCAGTTTTTAAATTTTCTTCAATTTCAAGCAAAGTATCTTCACGGGAAACGATAGAGTTCTCACGGCTTTTTAATTCTTTTTCTTTTGCTTTTACAAACTTGTCAAACTCTCCTGTTTGGCTATTCAAAGAATTAACTAATTCATCTAACTCAGCTTTCTTGGCTTTTGCCTCAACAGCCGTTGCTTTAGCAACTGCTAAAGCCTCGTCAGCCTCAACTTTATTAGTTGCAGCGTAAGCTTCAGCATCAGCACGTAATTTATTAGCATCTTGTACCGCAGATAAAGCACCTTGACGTTCAGCTAGTTCATCACGCAAAGCAAGCATTTTAGCTAAGTCTTTAGAAAAATCTTTAGCAATGTAATCAAAAAAGCTACTAGAATCAATACCACCAGCGCCGTTAGAAATGTCCATGATTTACCTTTAAGCGTAATAGCTAATGTTAAGTTCGGCAGTACCGCCATTATTAATAAACTGAATACCTCTTAAATTGCCGTCATACTGTAATGTTACACCAGCAGCTAAAGGCATACCAACTGAGGCAGTAGGTGCTACGCCATCATCACGCCAACGTACGTTACCTGTTAAAGGTGTGATTAATGCGATAGTAGGCATCTGTTTAAGCCCTGTTTTGTCTACTACAGGGACAGTCAAACCTGTAGCTGAAGCCAAGCTAGTAATTTGCTGATAACCCATACAAACGGTAATTGCTTTTAAATTAATAGACACTATATTCTCCTTTGTTGCGTAAACGACCTAATTTCGATAAATTTTACCTCATTTCCTACCACAGGGGGAATTATATTTACACCAAATGATACACCCCATGCTTTAGCAAACGAATACCCCCAAGCTTTTGATGGAACTGTCATACAGGCCCCCAAGGATCAGCTTCCGTACCTGTACCATCAACAACTAAACCATTAATCTTAGCAATATTAACATCTGGCGGGTCAGCGTTCATAGCTGCAATAATATCTGCTGTACCAACGTATACGTTTGAGTTCCAGTTAACTTGAATACCGCCTCCGCCTGTTGTAACGGTTTTGGCTGGGTATACCCCATCTGAGCGGAATAATCTAATTGTGTCAATTTGATAAATAAACGATGCGGTGCTGTTATCTAAGAAAATGCTAATAATTGGTACGTTAATTTGAAGGTTTGCGTTATCAAGTGCCGTAATACCACCAAAAAACTCACGAATACCATTTTCAGTTGTAGTGTTGTAAATCCACCAAGCGTAAAGATTGGCGGCTGTAAAATTTGTAGCCATTGACAAATTGATGTCATCTTGAGCGTAATCGGCGGTAAATCCTGTGACTGTTGAGCCGTTGATGGCGTAGCCGTTGTACACCGTATCATCTGATTGAGAGTTCAAAAACGACACGCCAGTAGCCGTAAAAATACCTGTTGTAGACAAGCCGAGCTTGGCAGTTGCGCCGCTTGTGTAAGTAGCCGTTAAAGTAACTGTTTTGTTACTTGTGTATAAAAAACTTTGGCTAAACCCTGCGCTTGCCAATACACCGTTAAATAGTTCTACCGAATCGGTGTTGTTAAACACACGCACCCGTGAGCCTGCAAGCAAATTAGGAGCAGAAATTGTAGCAAATTGTTGTGCAACTACGTTTGTGCCAACTGTACCAAGCGTAGTGTTGACTTTGGTAATTGTGACAATTGCTGAACCTGTGTTGCTAACTGTGCCTGTGACTGTGCAGTTTGTTAAGGTAACAGTAATAGGCGTATTGGTGTTAAAAGTCAAATTGCCATTAATTGTTACGCCTGTCAGGTTTGTAGGTGTTGCTTGGGCTACGTTGCCTGTAATTGCAACACCGCTTGACAAAGCACCGCTAAGAGTGACGTTACCAATAATATTACCTGCTGTAAGCGTTCCTGTTACGACAAACGTGTAGTCACTAACAAACGACAACCCGTTAGTAGTTGAGAACGGATCGGCTTGCGTAAGGTTTGCCAATAAGCAAAGGCTGTCTTGTACTGCCGACCAAACTTGAACCGCTGACCGACTAGCGCTAAGTGTAACGGTTTCAGCAATATAATCAACCGCTACGCCTGTCACGCCCGATACATACAAAGGAACGTTGTTTAAATCGACCACTTGCGTTTGCGTAACTGGAATAGAAATATCGTTTTTAGCGTAAATTCCCGTTATGTCAATAAAAGTCCAGCCTTGCAATCTAGCTATAAGCCTGTAATCGACTGGAATGTTATCATAATTGTAAGGCATAGGTATACTGCCAAAACTCCCTGCCATCGTCAAACTACCTTGCAATTCTGGGTTATTGGGGTCTAAGTTTAAATACCCTGCAAGCAATGTGCTTGTTTGCGCTCCGCTAATACCAACTTGTGTTTCAAATACTGGTGGGTCATAAGCTGCATCAATCGTGACTGGCAATTTAACGCTCATTAAATAGCGACCAGTTACTGCCGTTGTTCCCGTAACTCTAAATTGCAAATCAATACCAACGCTAGAGCTATACCCTGTAAGTGCAGCACGGGCTGTTTCAAGGGTAGAATTATTGACAAAGGTTGTCCATGCACCCGTGTTAGCAGTACCCCAATTTGTCATTCGGAATTCAAATGTTGTACCCGCTGGGACTGGGTTATTGCCGTTGACAAGGTTGTAGTTGAAATCAAACGTCGTACCAGTAAAGTTTGTAATTCCACGCAACGGGAATACAGACTTAATAATTGCTGAGTCACCAATAGCAGGGTAGTAAATACGCCCCAAGTTGTCGAGGAATGTACTACCTGTAAAGGTGTACATATCAAAAGCACTTTCAGATGAAAATCCACCAACATACACAGAACCTATTGTTTTAGCTGTGTTAGACAAAACAACAATAGGTTGTACGTCTGCCAAGTTTGGAATAATAGCGTTTGTTGCGGTATTGTTAAAAGCACGGTGTGGCCCAGCTATTACGTCAAGTCCTAAACCACCTTTTGAGTTAGATCCTGATCCTGATGCTGTAGATGTAATTGAATCAATTAACAACATTCTATGGAAACCGCCGCGGTTAAAAGCCATAGTGCCAGGTAAAACGCTTGAATTGTTAGTAATCCGCGGGTTAGAAATAGAGATATGAGCAACAATAGTATCTAACCCAAGGTCAGAAAGAATTGATGTTAACTGCAATCCGCCGTTAAATGCTGGATATCCTTTATTGTGAAACACAACGTCTACACTACCTGAGTCAATTGAAATTAACGATGCTCTTGTAGATAGACCTCCACCCCAAAGCTGCATCCCACGAATGGTGCTGTCGGTGATACCAACTGCGTTAATTGGAATAAAAGTATCGGCTGAACTACAAGTGTTTGCGTTAGGTAACGAACTTACATAAATTTCTGTGGTATCAAGGTTGTCAAGAACGTTCCAACGAATACTACTTCCTGCCACATAAAGCCCACTAATAGGTGTTGCACATTTTACGGTTGTAAGACCAATACCTAACAAGTTTGCACCACCTGCAGATGTTGAGCGACCCCAATGCCTAGAACGTAAATTGCTACAAAAAACAAGACCTTGAACGTTACCGAGGGCAATATTAGAAGTAGCGTTGGCGTTACCCGTCATGTTGTTAGTTACGCTTACGTTTCTAATATTACCAATACCTAATAGCGCTGAGAACTGGGCTGTAATACCGCCGTTTGAGTTAGGGTTTTGATAGCCAACTCCTAGGCCACTAATAGAATCAATGTCAAACGCGCCAGCGCAGTTACCTGCGTTGAACAAATATGAATAACCAAAGTCTTTAACTGTTAAAGCTGCAAACGCACTAAAACCAGTAATCATTCGCAGACCTAAAGAACAAATTTGTATATCAATAGTACCTGATGGAGAGGCATTAATGCTTGCATTGTTGTTTGTAGTACCAGTTGGTATCCAATAAACGGTTGTACCAATCGGAAAAGAAGCTTGCGCTATAGTACCAGATGCACCCCTAGCCATACCAGTTGCGCTTACGACTGCACCTGCACGAGTTGCATAAAAGATTCTCTCGACGTTAGCGCCGTTAATTAAAAGCAAAGTTCCAAGAGAGGTAGCAGCACTATATGTACCGTTAGAAGTGCCACCAATTGCCGTTGCTAATGTAAATGCTTGTGCGCCTGTACCTGTAATAGCAGTTGCTAAGGTAGTTTGTTGTACAGCAGAGTTAAAGTGAATATTGGGAACTCGGACTCTTGCGCCAGTAGGTATTTTTGTGCCGTTGGTGTCATCACCCATTCGCACTGCAGTAGTCAATGGGTTAAAGAATAGTACTTTACCGACTTCACTACTACCAACTTGTGATGGATTAATCAAAGAACCTGTACGAATGATGTAAGAGGTACCTGCCGCAACCACACCACCTGTGTATGTTGAACCATCAAGCTCTTGAATAGTAATAGATGTAGTAGAGGTAAATGCACTTACAACAAAATCACGAGCAATACTGGGAAGCTTAAAAGGCTGTCCAACGTTTCCAGTTGTAAAGTTAGTGCCTGTTCCAGTTACTACACCACCAGCCGTTACTGCTACAGTTCCTGCAGTAGTGTTAACACCATTAAAACCAAAGGTATTAACTGTGCCGCCATTGACATCTTCAGGAATAGCGTTCCAAATTTCCCATTCGTTTGTGCCATTACCAGTTTCAACTTGAATCATTGTTGGGTAGTCGATAGCTACACCGCCAATGTTGTTTGCACTAAATAAAACCTGATTGTTTGTACCTGTTGAAGTGCCTACAGTAATCCAATCGCCGCGCACCTGAAGCACAGCGTTTTGCTGAAACAAAAAACCACCCGAGCTTGTGCCACTTTGCATATAAAACTCTTGCACTTGCGGAACTGTGGTGCTTGTGTTGCTAAACTCAACACGACCTGTACCAAGCGCTTGAATTAGCCTAGGTCTGATTGACCATTGGCTATTTACCGTAAGCGTTACGCCGTCCAAGACGTTAATAATATCGTCTTGAGCGTACGTAACCGCCGTAAGGTTTTGGCTTGTTGTTACGTCAATTGTTGCCATTTACGCTAAAAACCGTAATTTATACAACGTGGACAAATAAATTTGAATAATATTATCAATTAACTGTTGCAACGTAGAATCTTCTTTATCGCAAATTTTATATCTTTCTGCTTCAATTTCTTTAAGTTGCGCGTCTAAAAATTCAATTATATTGGTTGTTTTTTTCGCCGACATTAAGGTAATAGGCCCCATTAAACCGTGGCGACCTTGATAAGCTTCAGCAAAATCATCTGCTGCATCAACAATTGAATCATAAAATGTATTTAACGCCATATGCTTAGAATAGCTGCGAGTATTCAAATGTACGCTATGTGCTACATCGCGAGCAAGGAACAAAATTCCTACAAAGTCACAAGCTTTCATTATTGCATCCCTTCAGGTGGCATCATTTGTTGCTCTTGAGGCATCATCTGTTGTTCTTCAGGCATCATCTGTTGCTGTTGAGGCATCATTTGTTGTTCTTCTTCCTGCATATTCATTGCAGTTTCACGTTGCATTTCATTGACTAAATCGCCATTTGTCATCATGCCATGTACTGTGCCTAAGACTATATCTTGGATTTGTTCAGGTGACATAGACGCTTGAATAGCCGATAAACGCTTAGTTTCAGCGTCAAACATCTTAATTTGGGCTTCAAAACTCTTACGATCAAGCTCTTGGGCTTCCATTGACTGACTAACATTCTGCAACATCTTGTGCATTTGTTCCATTTCTTGACTCATTGCCTGAATTTGTTGCTCTGCAGCCTGTAATTCAGGTGTTTTATCGTCGTCAGACAACAATTTTGGATCAATTGTCTTAGCAAACCGCTTAGACATTTCAATAGCACCAGGCCAATCCATATTTTTGATGAATAAATCGCCTGCAACTGCCCAAAGTTGTGGGTTTCCTTGCAATAACTGACTCATAGCATCTAAAGACTCTTGACGTTTGGTCATATAACTTGGGCCAGTCGTCACACAGACGTCATACGTACCGACGCTTGGGTTATAAATCTTTTCCATCACAATTCCTTGCTCGTCAACAATCTTTTTGACTGCTTCAGGCTGTGTTGGGTTAATTTTAACCATATCTACTTCGCCGTCTATACCTACAATACGTGCAATACGCTCAGTATCATAAATCTTAGGGATCATATCAACTAATTGGCGAGTAATATAACGAACAGCGCGCGATAAGTTGTCGATATAGTGATACGTACCTGTATCGCCTTGTTTTTCGCGGGCAAGAATAGCTTTCCCCGAGCGTTCGTTGCTTGTGGCACCTAAGCTCGAGTCATACTGTCCAGTTGTGGACTTGATATCATCAGATGCGCCAGCTTTTGCTTGCAATAAACCACTTGAAGCCATTGGCGGTTGGGCGCGTTGCGGTAAAGGTAATGGGCCACCCATACCATCAGTTACGTCTGGGTTAACTTCTAAATACGGCCAATTCGTTGTATTTGCCGTTTTCCAATTCTGTTCATGGCCTTCAAACTGACCGCCGTATCCAATAAACGGTGCTTTGGGTGCCAAGGCAAGCATTTCTGCTTCTTGTGATACCCAGTAGTTATACATCCGCTGCGCATCTTTAGCGTTTCTAACTAGGCCTGACACATAGATACGACCATCAACTTCAAATTCGTTACCAACTACACGAACGACAGGAATCCATTTACCTGCCCATTCTCTTTCTTCTAATATCTCAAAGCCGTTGGTTTTTAACCACATGACTTTTTTAACATCAACTATTCTGCTCTTAATTGGCTTTAAGCCCATCTCTTTCATCTGTCTATCTTCAGGCGAGTTGTTGTAATGACTCATGTTGCCAGGATAAAGATTCAGTTTTGTAGGAATATGTCTGTAATAAAAATACTCAGCAATCCGTACGGTATTCTCTGTCAGCCATTGGCTAAGTGATGAATCACCAACGCCTTGTGACATCATTGAACTGATTGGTGCAGCGTCAGGGAACTGGCGCTCGTATTCTTCTTTAGTTAAGTCTTGTGTAATAAAACAATACTCAGCATCTGATCCGCAAGGGTCTTGAATCGTCGGATCCATGTAGACACTAAACGCATTACGAATACGACCAATGCGTAGGTCTTGGTCAAAAGACGCATCGTTACAATACTCAGTCAAAATGCGAATATACCCCTCACCGTAAATGACTTGGTTCTCACACGCAGTATCGTATGCTACATCTGCATCGGATATGTACTCAATATGACGTACCATACCATCAAATATCTCAGCAACTTCGACATCGCCTTTATCATCTGCAGGTATCACTTTTCCAGAGGGTCGGTTTTGCCTTTGTTCGTTCGTCACTTGCTTGACGTGTTGTGGCAATTTGTTAATTGTCAAACACGGTCTAGCATTAATTGTCTGTCCTTGGACTGAACCTCTAGTTGCTAACACATCCGCAGGCCATTGCCATTGGTTGTCAGGTGAACCAGCCATAAACCGCAAGTCATCAAGTTCATCTTCCCTTGATTCGCTATACGCTGACATCGCCATTTGAAAGCGCGCGCGCATTGACGACAAAGTATCTTTTGAATCCTCTTGCGTAGTTGTAGTGCTACCCGTATTGGCTACTTTGCCAACGATATTCATTGATGATTGGTCGTAAGCCATTATTTCTTCTTTTTAGCAGTTTTAGCCGAGTCTTTAAAGTCTTTTGCAGTAGGTGCATTTTTGCTACCTACCTTGTTCATTTTTTCGCCGCTACCCGCCTTGATGCGTTCGCGTTTAGCGTGAATGTTTGCGTATAAGCCTGGTTTACTTGCCATTATGACCCCTTAAAAATGTCGTGCATATTGTCCATGATACTTAGTTCTAGCTTCTTGTGCAACTAAATCTGCTAATTCTAAATCATCAAAAAGTCCAAAAAATTTACGTTTTTTGTTAATTGTTAATTGTACTGACCATTTTTTACCTGCTTTATGCCAATAAACGCCTTTAACTCCAGATTTGTTATCTACGCGTTTTTTTGCATTGCAACTATTTTCTGATAGTGTAACAGAACGTAAATTTTCAATTTGGTTATTTGATGGATTAGTATCTATATGGTCAATTTGTGTGGGCATCCAACCATAAAACATTAAAAATATAATTCGATGAGATTTATACATTTTTTTATTAACTCGTACTGCTTTATACCCGTTTGTTTGTGTATACCCTGCTATACTGCCAGCTTTTATATTGTGCGAAGGACTTTGCCGCCAATACAATTCGCCATCTTTGTATATAAAAATGGAATGTAAATATTCTTGAGTTAAAATGTTATCAGCCATGCAATTCCTTTTTAATTGTAGCGGTTAGAAACCCTTGATCGTTAGCGCGGTCAAGGGTTTTGTTTATTATACCTTAATTAGGATCCCATCCAAGAATTAATTATTGCACTTTGACTTTGATAATTGCGTGTTTGAGTTACACCTGTATATTCTCTATGCGCTACGGGGAAAGCAAAAGTTAATGCAATTGCATCTGCAGCGTCAGGTGAGGCTAGTCCTCTCGCCCGCATATCTTTCTTTGACTCCAAGAAAATAGCCCCTTTACTGTCAGGTTTCATCATCGGCGAGATTAGATCGCTTTTCAAGTATCTGTCTGACGGAATCGCTGCCGACTTCAACCACTCACGCATATCACCCCACATCTCAGCGCGCTTGTTGCCGTACATCATCCCGTTCTTAGCCTTGTTCCCAAAGTTAACACCTTTGATCTTGTACCGTTGTTCTTTGAGCCGATCCACCACGCCAGCACCTAAACCGCCTTCGTCAATGTTAACAAGTGCTGGCTTATATTCCTCAATAGCCTCAATCACTCGCCCCACCGTTTCCATCGTGTCATCACCTCGGTGTCGTTTGATGGCAATAATATCGCGCCCTTGCCGAACAGCAATCACCGTCGAGTCTGAACCAAACCGTGCAGGATCAACCCCAATGATGATGGGTGCCGTGTTGTCTTTGTACTTCTCGCGCCGCATAGCCTCATCCACCAAGTTGACGGATATGAACTGATCATCCGACGCGTTAGGAAACATACCGTATACTTCAACGTGCGCTTGCACCGAGTCAGCACCGTACTCGTTAATAATCTGCTCGTAAACGTTTTTGTCTGTGCCTTCTACTTGTCTGGCGTCAATGTTACGATTCTTCCAAAACTCACGCTTGGAATGAAACGCCTCATAGAAATACCCACTATTACGCCGTGGGTTACTAAACGCTAACCAAAACCTGTTCGGCGTATTCTCTGTAAAGAACCCGCTTGTCACCGACCAAATGGAGTCATCAATACCTGACGCTTCATCAAAGATGACCATCACCCCGTCGTAGTTGTGAACCCCCGCGTATGCGTCAGGATTCTCAGCCGACCACAGTCGCCCTTCAACCCCCCAATAACGGGTGCCTTTTTTCAAATCACGCTCAACAAGTTCTGTCAACCATTTGGCAGGCATCACCCGTGTTGCTGACACTTCAAACCAATGACTGTTAATCGACATACTTAACCACTTGGTAATCTCGGCCCATGTGACTGACCTGAGCTGTGACTCTGAGTTAGCCGACACGATAATCGTCGCACCAATCCTGGTAGACAACATCCAATGCTCAAGCCAACTGACTAGCGCCGACTTACCAATACCACGACCAGACGCCACCGATTCACGCAATACGTCAAAGTC